ATAAACCCGGCTTTTTATCTGATCCAGATGCTTCTTTACATGATTTCTAAAACCAGATATAATTAATCCATTCATAAATCATCTGCCCTGTCGTCTAATGGTAGGACACAAGATTCTGGATCTGACTATCTTGGTTCGAGTCCAAGCGGGGCAACCACTCTGGACGAATATTCGAACCACCAGTGGTTGTGACCAGTGCCCTACAGTCATTCTGTGGGGCACTGCTGTTTTTAGGGGCATTTCCGGGGTTATTGTGGGCATTTCCGGGCAGGTGGCAGGCAATCTCTTCGTAAGGACTGCCTACATACATACGAAATTCAACACGGTCATCTAGCACTGTCATGGATTTGATTAGTAGTTGTAGAAGGGCTTTCTGGTTTTCCGGAGTGGCCTTATCAAGGTACTGAATAGCAAACTTAAAGTTCGAGTATAGAAATTCGCTTGAGTTAGCGGTCATTTGAGCGACTTTTCTTTGGGCCTCAAGCTTGGATAGTTTTTCTTGAAGCGCGAAGATCTCGTTATCAAGGGCATCCATCTTGGCTTTGTAAGTGGCGCCTTTTGAGACCGCGCCTTCCATCGCAAGGGAGAGTAGTTTGTCCGCTTTATCCTTTGCGATTTTTAGTTTCTCTTCGGCCTGCTTAATTTCCTTCTGCACTTTGCTGAGCTTGTCTTTGGCGTCGATTGCCGCGTCGCCTATGGCCTTTACGATGATGTCCTGGTTTTGTGAGGCATGCCTGAAGAAATCAATCACAGCTTTGTCAAGCTGCGTTGCCGGCAGATTAGGGACGTCGCATCCTAATCTTTGCAAAGACCGGCTGCAGGCATAGTAGAAAAACTTTTTGCTTCTGCCATTAGCAAAATAGGATATGTAGTGGCTTCCGCATTTTCCGCATCTAAGCAATCCGTTTAACAAATAAACATACTCCTTAGGTTTTTTGGTGAAATAGTGTTTGGGTACGTTGCCGGAGAGCATTTTGTTGGCTCTCGCCCAGAGGTCATCGTCAATAAGCGGAGGGTGATTTCCTTTGTGCAGCTCGCCGGCGTATCGGATCATGCCTTTGTAGAATGGGCTTTTAAGTATGGCAGCGATGCTTTGTTTTCTCCAGCTTTTTCCTTTGTAGGTAGGAAGACCCAGGCTCACTAATTCGTTACCGATTTCAGTAAGTGATTTTTTCTCTGCAGCCATCTGCCAGACGGCTCTTAATTTCGGGCCTATCTCTTCATTAATTACAACCTTGTGAGGCTGCCTGCCGTTTGGCAATGCGGGTCCGTCATTAATAAGTTTGTATCCCCAAGGCAATGCTCCGCCAGTCCATTTGCCTTGCCGGGCCCGGGCAATGCATGAGGCTTTCACGCGCTCGCCGGTAAGCTCCCGCTCAAAGGCGGACAATATTCCTAAGATTCCTATAACCACCCTGCCGATAGCAGTTGAGCTATCTAAGTTCTCTCTTACCGAAACAAAATCTATCTCTTTTTCCCTGAATAAATCTATTAAGGCGTAAAGATCTCGCGTGTTTCTTGTGAGGCGGTCTAATCTTAAGAAAATAATGCCGTCAAAGGATCTCTTGTCGCTACGAACATCCTGCAGCACTGAATGGATCCCTGGCCGGTTTAAGTCCTTGCCGGAATAACCGTCATCATAAATGATTCCGGACTTTCCGAAATTAGCCATTTCATAACCAAAGGCGTCAATCATATTCTTGCAGTGATGGGCCTGCGCATCTAAGGTGGTATAGTCGCCCTGTGCCTGGTCGTCAGTTGAGCAGCGGGTATAAATGACGTAGCGTTTCTTTTTGTTACTTGGATTTGCCTTCATAATCATAAAAATCACTCCTTTAATCTGCTGGGGTTGCCGACATGCAGAAGATTTAGTCTTCCGCATGTCGGCACTAAAATACTTAAGCTTGAGGCTTTTGCTTTTTGCCTTTGCCCCAGCCAGCCTTCCATCTGGCCACGGCCCCGGAGACGATTTCGTTGATGCGCTCCTGGGTTGTGCCTTCCTTAAGGATCTCAATAAGCTCTTCTTTATTGATTACCCGGAAGTTTTTTATGCCGCACTCTTTGGCTTGCAGCATCAGCTCATTGCGCGACGAGCCTTTAGTCTGCGTCTTGGCGGCTTCTGATTCTTGAGGCAGCTTTGGCGAGGCCTTAGGCTTTTGAGTCTTCGATTTTTTCTTGCCGTAATGCTTGGCATGAAGCTTATTCAAAAACTCTTTGTCTTTTTTCTTTTGCTCAGCGGTCATTTGCAGTCACCCCCTTTCGTGTTTAGTGTGTTTGTTTTGGGAACCCAACCCTATAATAGAAAGAATTACAAGTCAAGCGGAATCAATGAGTTATTACTGTGAATAAAAGCTCTGCCTTTTAGGTTTTTCCATCATAGATATACGAGATTTATCTCTGGATGACCCGCAATTCTAAAAAATAGCGGGTCAATTTCAGAATTTTCTCGTATGTCAGAGGTGGAGGGCAGATTCATGGGAAGGAGCTTAGCGAATCACTTCAAGAAACGCTTCGGAGACCGGAAATTCGTGGTTATCTATCCGGAGAAGCCCCTTGAAGGAGCTGACAGGCGCATACATAACGAGAAAATCTTCCAGGCCATTACATCTGTGTTGGCGGACATTCTTAAGAGGGAGCCTACCGCTGATGAGCTGTCAGGATTGGAGGATATATCAAAAACGAAAGTTTCCTGACAAGGAGGACCCATAAGTTAACCGGGCCTTGTTTGAGGTGCTGACAAAAGGGAGGTGCCTCAATCGGCCATAACTACCAAGGGTTATTTGATGAGCGGGAAATTAGCGACGCGAGGTTTCTGGTTAGGGAATTCCAGCGAAGATTTAAGAGTCTTGCCCGGGAGGATTTTGAGGATTTGCTGCAGGAGTGCCTCATCCATTGGGTCTTTGCCAGGAATAAATATGATCCCGCTCAGGGAGTTAGCCTGCGGACATTTTTGGATAGGGTTATTACCAATAAGCTGTTTGACCTTGTTAAGGAGCGCTTGAGCTTAAAGAGGAAGCCATTATTAGATACTTTGTCTTTGGAGGAGCTGATTGAAAAAGAGAAAAGCTATTTTAATAAATTTCTCGCTGAGGAAACAACTACTGATTGCCTGCGTAAGTCGGAGCTGGCAAGAGCTGTCGCAAACGCGCTAGAAGGCCTGTCTAAGCGGCAGAAAGAAATTTGCAATCTGCTTGGCGAGGAAGGCTTAAACATAAGGCAGGTCTCAAGGCGGATGAATATTCCGAATACCACTGTGCAGCGTGAAATAAAGCGCATCCGGGAAATCTTTAGGGATGAGGGATTAGAAAAATATTTGGAATAAAGCAAAAGGAGATGAAGACATGGCTGATATATGCAGGTTTAAATTTAAAGACGGAATCAATAGCGACTTGATTGAAAGCAAGATTGCCCTGGCGATTCTTTCTGCGGAGGGGGTTTTCGGCCAGGCAAAGGTAAGGCTGAATGCGGCCTACATTGTCTCAAAAAATAAGGCGGTGATCGATGTCTCAAATGAGGTAGGCGAGCATATCGCCCAGGTGTTTACGAGATTCATGACTGAAGAGGTCGGAGAAAAGAGATTTATTGTTGAGCGCATTAAAGAGAAAGACTCAGGAGGCGCCGGATGAAGATTGCAAAAGATTTGAAGAAAGTTTACAAAGGGCTTAGCTGGTATAACCGGCAGAAACTCATTGAGGCGAACCGGCCTTTTGGGAAGAGGAAGAAAAAGCCCAAAACGAAATAAGCGGGTTTTTCTATGGGCAATGAAAAGATTGATATCAGGGATCTGCGCGATGGCAAATTCCTCTGGATAGATAAAGCAGCATTAAGATATATCAGCGAAAGCGCTGGCACTATGGGCGTTGCTGTTTATTCCTGGCTTTGTTATTACGCTAATTTTAAGGCACAGGACTGTTTTCCATCTATTACTACACTTGCGTGTCATTGCGGAGTGTCCCGGCGCACAATTATGCGCGCTATAAAACAATTGGAGCATCTGAAGGCTGTCTCTATCGAAAGGAAAAAGGGTAAGCCGAATATTTATAAGCTGCTTAATATGCCCGCCGGGCCGAGAAGTTATCCACAGCCAAGTAGTGACACTGATGTCACCAGTGACAAGGCTGTCACTGGAGCGGTGACACCTGTGTCACCAGTAGTAGTGACGCCCGCGTCACCCTAACAATAGATATTATAACAAGAGATAACTAACAAAAGATAGTAGTAGAGGTTGTGAATTCTGTGAATAACGCCTATTTATCGCTTAGAAGAAAGTCATGGGTCCTTCCAGCCGGGGCGGGCGGCGCGGGTCGGGCGAGGCGCGGTCTGTCAGTGATTTTGAAATCAAAAAATCCATTTCAATTTCAATGAAATTGGGCTACCAAGCAAAAAGACATCTAACGGTATATTTTTATTAACTATTTGAAGATAAATGAGTTAAGTAAAGGAGGCGTATGTGGCGAAGATCAATATAAGGCCTGAAATTAGTGAAATAAAATTAGCAGATCTCAAGCCCGCTCCCTATAATCCGCGGGAGATTACGAATGAGGCCTTGGCTGGCCTACGGCATAGCTTAGAGAAGTTCGGTTACGTAGACCTTTTGGTAGTAAATAAGCGCACTATGCGTATTATTTCAGGGCATCAGCGCTATAAGATTCTGCAGGCAGAGGGCGTTGAGACAGCGCCTGCTATCCTGGTTGACGTTGATGAGGTTCAGGAGCAGGCAATGAATGTGACGCTTAATAACCAGGAGATCGCCGGTGTCTGGACCGCTGCCTTAATTCCGCTTTTAGAAAAACTGCGCAGGGAGGCAACAGATGATTATATCGCTTTAAGGCTTAAGAACCTGCGGGACAGCGTAGGAGACATGGGCGTTGAGAATTTAGGCGACGGCAAAACGCTGCCGGATGACATCCCGGAAGCGCCGGAAAAGGCGATTACCAAAAAAGGCGATTTATGGATCCTTGGCGAGCATAAGCTTCTTTGCGGTGACTCAACCAAGGAAGAGGATGTGGCCAGGCTTATGGACGGCAAGAAAGCAAACCTTTTAGCAACTGATCCGCCGTATCTGGTTGACTACACCGGCACAGGCAGGCCTAAAGGCCATCATGGCGCAGGCGGCAAGGACTGGTCCGGAGTTTACCACGAGGTTGATATCAAAGACGCAGAAGGATTCTTAAGAGGATTTTTATCATGCGGCTTAAAAAACATTGAAGAGAAAACTCCGATTTATGTCTGGCATGCCTCGGCTCGAATAGTCCTGATTAGAAAAATCTGCGATGAGTTAGGGATTTTAGTGCATCAGCAGATTATCTGGGTTAAGCCTTGCGCAGTTTTGTCATTCGCCTACTATCCCTGGAGGCATGAGCCGTGTTTGCTCTGTTGGCAGAAAGGCCATAAGCCGAATTACCGGCCTTTAGATAAAGCCATCGGCACAGTCTGGATGGTAGATTTCTTAAGAAGCGGTGATCCGACAAAGCCGGAGTATCACAGCGATGTTTGGGAGCTGGATTGGGAGGGGAAGAAAAGAAACACCGGATTACAGCATCCCACCGTCAAGCCCACGGAGGTTTTCGCTATTCCTATGCGTGTGCATACTTCAGTAGGCGATATCTGTTATGAGCCTTTTTCAGGATCTGGCTCGCAGATTATTGCAGCTGAGCGGTTAAACCGCAGGTGCTTTGCTATGGAGATTGAGCCTGTATTTTGCGACGTGGCAGTCAAGCGCTGGGAGGAGTTTTCCGGAAAGAAGGCCCGCAGGGAATAATCTATGGATGAGAAGAGCCAGAATTTAGTCGAGCTTGCCAAGAAGAAAAGATACATCGCCCTGGTTGAGAAATTAAGCCGGGGAGCTTTAACTTCTAAGGAGTTAAAAGAGCTTGAGCAGTTTGAGAAGCAGGAAGAAAAGAAAGAGGATACTCCTCTTGATGACACAGTAGATTTAGAGACCATATCGTTCTATTTAGAAAAAACATCCCGTATGGTCCGGCATTATATAGCCCAGGGCATGCCGGTTATCCGTAATGCCGCGGGAGAGATCTTTAGGTTCAAGGTAGCAGAGGTATTCAAGTGGTACTACGGCAAATACACCTTTGAAGACGAGGAAAAAGACCACTGGGATCTGGAGTACCGCAAGAACAAGGCTAAGCTTAGCGAAATAGAGCTAAAAGAAAAAGAGCGGCAGCTTATTCCCTACGCAGAGCATCTCACCATTCTTAGAAATCAAGTCAGAGGAATAAGAGCGGGATTCTTATGGCTTCCGCGCTATATTGCGCCCAGGCTCTATCAGCAGGAGCCGAAGATGATCTGCGAGGTACTGGATAACGAGCTAAGGAATATCATTAAGCAGTTTTCCGGAGTGACAGATGCCAAAGAAACTAAGCAAGGGAATACTTAAAACCGTTATTCCTACCATCAGAGAGGAATGGAGCCTGCCGGACAAGATGACGGTGAGCGAATGGGCCGACACTTTCAGGCGCCTTGATATCAAAACTTCGGCAGAGCCCGGGCAATGGTCAACATCAAGGACGCCTTACTTGAAAGGAATTATGGATGCCTTCACAGATTCCTTTGTTGATGAAATCACAGTCCTGGCTGCCTCTCAGGTCGGAAAGACGGAAGCAATGTATAACATGCTGGGTTACGTCATCGACCAGGATCCTGGGCCGACGTTGATAGTTTTACCGCGGGCAGATGACGCAAAGAGCGTTTCATATAACAGGGTTCGGCCGATGATTGAGGTTTCGCCCGCATTAAATAGATATCTTCCCGAGAATCTTGACGATATTACGAAGCTCGAATATCACTTTGACCGGATGATTTTATACTTTGCCGGATCAAACTCACCGGCTGACCTTGCCTCAAGGCCTATCCGGTATTTATTTCTGGATGAGGTGGATAAATACCCAAAGTTTTCGGGTCGGGAAGCTGATCCTATAAAACTTGCCTCAGAGCGTCAGAAGACATTTTGGAATAAAAAGACGGTTAAGGTTTCAACGCCGACTACGCGCGAAGGCTATATCTTCCGGGAATATGAGAAGTCAGACCAAAGGCGGTATTATGTTCCTTGCTCTTACTGCGGGAAATTGCAAGTCTTGGCCTTTGGCCAGATTAAATGGCCGAAAGAGGAATCCTCGCCTGAGAAAATTAAGAACGAGCGGCTTGCCTGGTATGAATGCTTCTATTGCAAAAAACACATCGATGATAATCAAAAACCCAAGATGATGCTTAACGGAGAGTGGATTCCTGATAAGAAGGAGCCGAATAAAAATAGGGGTTTCTGGATTAGCTCTCTTTATTCTCCCTGGCTGACTTGGAGCGATATCGCGTCGGAATTCTTAAAATCAAAGGACTATATCGAGCTTTTGATGAACTTTGTCAATTCCTGGCTTGCCGAGGTCTGGGAGGAAAAGATCGAGGAAACAACAGTAGACAAGGTGCGCAATCTTTCTCGCGATTATGACGAAGGGTTTGTGCCAGATGAGGCGCTGGTTTTGACTGCCGGAGTGGATGTTCAGAAGGATCACTTTTATTTTGTGATACGCGGCTGGGGATATTATGAGGAGTCCTGGCTTATCCGCGCAGGTCAGGTTGAGTATTGGGATGACTTGGTAGAAGTTTTATTTAAGACAGAATACCGCAGATTGACCTCAAATGAAACTCTCGGCGTCTATATGTCATGCATAGATTCCGGATTTAAGACCGATGAGGTGTATCGTTTCTGTCGCCGCTGGGTCGATAAGACAAAGGCAGTTAAAGGGGAAGAAGATATTAGCGGCGGCAGATTCTATCGGGCAAACAAAATAGACATCAACTCACGCACCGGAGCTGTTATCCCCGCGGGCCTTGTCTTATGGCATTTGAATGTCACGCAGTATAAAGATAAAATTAACCGCCTTATTACTTCCCGGGATCCTGTTAAATGGCACATCTTCAGGAATCCCAGCGAGGAATATCTGGCGCAGTTTACTTCGGAACACAAGATATTGATACGCAACCGCACGACCGGACGGGCTAAGGAAATCTGGCAGAAGAAAAAAGAGGCGGCGGCAAACCATTTCCTTGACGCAGAGGTTTATGCCCTGGCTGCAGCGGATATTATCCGTGCCTTGAATATCCGTAAAGATGGCGCTGTCAGAGTTTACCAACCAAAGGCTGAGACTCAAGGGCACTCGCGTGAAAATTGGATCCGGAAAAGAGAAGGGTCTTGGCTTTAATGGGGCGATGGCTTGAGAGAAAACCTAATTGGCTAAAAAATGAGAATTATACAGGCAGCGCGGATCTTAAAAGAAAAAGCGTAGGACGCCCGGAAAATACAAACGGGGATTACGCCGTTAGATTTATTCCGCTTAGATGTCCGCGCTGCGGCTCGAAAAAGATTCGCTGGTATGTAAGTCATCCTCCTGTAAGGTATCATCGCTGCAAAGAGTGCGGACATAATTTTAAGTCTATAGAGGAAAATGGCTAAAATTGAATTATTACTATAACAGCATAACGACCATATTGCTAAAAATCTATATTTGGGTAATATTGACTTAGGAAAGTTATAAGCGGAGCAGCTGATCACTGTTTCCGTGCCCAATAGCAGTAAAAAGCCATTTCCAGTCGACTGGCCGGAGATGGCTTTTTTATTGGGATAACCAGGGGAATTTCTATGAGCGCGCCTACTAAGCAGGAGATGCTGGATAATGTCGAGAATGCTATCAACGCCAGGATGACTGGTGGAGCTGTTCAGTCATATTCTATCGGAGGCAGGAATCTTCAGTATATCAGCCTGCCCGATCTATTAAAACTGCGCGACCAGCTGCGCAGAGAAATTGCAGGCTCAAATGATACGACCACCTACGCAAAGTTTGATAAAACGGCATGAAAAATAGAAAGAAAATCTCAGAGTGGCTGTCAACAGGAATAGACAATGTCATTTCTTTCTTTTCGCCAAGAGCCGGGTTTAAGCGCAGGATGTACCGGGAGGCAATTAACATTTCTCAGAAGTTCGGCGCTTATAAAGGCGCCAGCCGTGACCGCTTAAGGTCATCATGGATTCCCGGCGGAGGCTCAGCAGACCAGGATTTACTGCCTGAGTTATCCGATATCCGGGAGCGCAGCCGAGATTTAAACAGAAACGACGCGCATGCTGCAGGGATTACTGCCACCATGACTGTAAATGTCATCGGCACAGGCATCAGGCCTCAGAGCAGGGTGGATAAGGAAGAGTTGGCGATAGATGAGGAAACAGCAGACATCTTTCAGAAAAAAGCCGAAAGGTCCTGGAAACGCTGGGTTCCCTATGCTGATGCCGGAGAGCGCATGGACTTCTATGAGATTCAGCAGCTAGTAGACAGGCAGATTTTAGAAAACGGCGAGGCAATAATTGTACCGTTGAGATTAAAAGATAAACCCTACCCGTTGGCCCTGCAGGTAATTGAGTCAGACAGGCTCAATACCCCGGCTGATAAGAAAAGCGACAAGGCAGTCAGGTCAGGGGTAAAGATTGGCGAGAATGGAGAGCC